ATTTGTACCGGACATATCAAGGAACTCTTCAATGAAAGGAATTCCGATTGTGGTCGTAATAGCCCCCGGTAGCAATTCTTGTGCCGGCAAAACGTTTGCTTGACCTGAAACGTTCGTTCCAATTGTCATTGTGTCGGCCGCTTTTATAGCAAACTTTACAACGTTACCCGCTGAAGAAGCACTTTTTGCGCCTTTCAATTCGGTCAATTGTTCTTTGTGCTTTTCAAGGTTTGCTTGAATTGCTTCTTTTAAAGTCATGCTTGTTTTTGCTTGACTTGCATTTTCTTTCATTGCTTTAACTGAAGAAGCCATTTCTTCAACTTCGCTTTTTAAAGCTTTCAAAGCTTCTTCAGAAACAAGGCCCTTCAGCCCTTCTGAAACCATGCCTTCAATTTCTTCTTTTGCCACTACGTCACCCGCGTTTGCTTTTGCGCTTAGTTCTTCAACGATTGCTTCAACCGCCTTGACCGCGTCTTCTGTAAGGTCTAAACCTTTAAGATTCAAGTCTTTCATTTTAATTTTGATTTGATTTGTTCAAAGAATAATTTATCACTTTTCACTTGTTCGGTTGAAGTGTCCGGTTCAAGAAGCAAGTGTTCTTTTGCGGTCGGCTTGTCGATTAGTTCAAAGTGTGTTTTCAACCCTTGCTTGATTTGATTGATTTCAATTTCAAGCTTCATGAATCCTTCGTCGGAAAGGTTGCCCGACTTCATAACGCGTTGCATTGCGTCGAGTTTTTCAAATATTTTTAAAAGCGCGCCTTCTTTGTTTTCACTCTTAACACCAAGAAGCGGCGTTTGATTATTAGCCCCAAACGAAACCGTTGAACCTTCGAATTGCTTCACTTCTGTCACGTTGTAAAGGAATCCAACGGCGGCGGCTTCTTCGGGGTTGCTTAGTGTTGAAAGTATCTTTTCAAATTCGTCATTGCCTTCTTCAATCATTTCGATTTTGTTCGGCACGTATTGAAAACCGATTGAATGGTTGTCATAAATTCCTTCCTGATATTTTATAAGCGTGTCAATGCCGTCGGTACTTTCTGAAAGTCTTACTTCGGCATATTCCACAACACGCCCGTCGATTTCACGTTCTTCAAGAACTTCAATTTTGCCCGGCATTTTGTTCGGGTCGTGAAAAAGAAAGTGTTTGATCTTCGCCTTCGCGTTTGATTGCGGGCCGCGTTCATTTACACTCTTGGTGAATGCGCCCGGTCGAATGACGTCGAAGTCTGAATCAAAAAAGTTTGTTGTGTTATAAATTACCTGAACCGTTCGTTTCGCAAGATCGACGTCTTTCACAGAAAGGCCCGTGTTCGTTGCGGTTTTGTAGAACGTTGAAGTCTTTTCAACTATGCTTTTTCGAATGCTCATGTTCTAAATTTACGAAATATTTTGTGTATTTGTCAAAGTCGTCACCATTTGGTTTGCTGTTTCTTCTTCTGTTCCGTATAGGTTCACAAGAATTTGAATTGCCGCTTCGCGCTTTGTTGAACCATTCGACACACTTTCATTCAATGAAATAACCCCTTGAATATTAGTTAAATTTTCTATTTGCGCCGCTTTGATCTTGTCTTCTTCGGTTTCTTGTTCAAATACGTCAAGGTGATCAAATGAAGGAACAAGCATTTTACCACGATCCAAAAGGCCCAAGAATTGAGAAAGGCCGCGAAGAAAACTTTTCGCTTCGGGAACAATTGTATTTTCATAAGTCCCTTTTATAGACATTTCTTGATTCTCAAATGTTGCGCCCTTCGTTGAGCTGAATATATCGCGCGCCATTCCGTAGGTGTCAACGATTTGTTGAAGGTCGTCTTCAACTTCTTCGAATAACATCAAGTCTTTTGTCGGGTAAGACATCGGCGTCCACTTCACGCCGCTTTGTGTCACAAGAACTTTTTGTTGTCCTTCTTTCACCCCATAATTGCTTGAATATGCTTCTTCAATCATTTTCTTTTCGGCCGGCTTCAAAGGAAGCGCGCCTTCACCTTTGCTTTCACTTGATAAGATACCCATTGCTCCCCGGTCGTTCAAGATTGCGTTTCGTGTCTGAAGTGCAAGTTGAATGTTTGATATAGGCTTCACTAAGGTTTCAAGCGGCGACACGGCAAGAATCATGTTGTCGGACGTGTTCGTTCTTGTTTGGTAAACTTCACCAGGCGCAAACTTTCGCGTGACTGAACCCGAATTCAATTCATAAGAAGAAATAATCCCTTCAATTTCTGTTTGATCGTATAGTTTGCCGGTTGTGTTGATCTTTACGTCGTCGGGTAAAAGGTTCATCAATGTCTTCGGTAATTCTGAAGATTGAAGCGGCTTGTTTTGATAAACGAAATTATTGCCGAATATAGATTCATACAACTTGACTTGATTCAAAAATTCTTCTTGTGATTGCAACGGGTTCGGGTTTGACAACAAACGAATCGCTTCTGAATCGCGGGTTCTTTCACCCGTGTTCAAATCAAGTTCGAATATTTCCATGTTCGCGAACATGTTCGCCTTTTGTGAAATCACCATTTTTAGGTGCGGGACGGTGTCGAAAAGTTCGCCTTTGTTGCCCGTGTCAACGTACAAGGTTTGCGAATTACCAAGTGTTATATTTTGATATTGACCGTGTGAAAGGTATCGCGGAACAAAGCCGCCCGTCAATCGAAGAAGAAGGTTTCCGAATTTACTCATAATGATCACCGAACATTTGACGCAAGAACAAAGAAAGCCCGGCCGTTGCGTCGGGCGCGTCGTCGTGCTTCGCTTCGCTTGTCTTTGTGAAGTTTGTCAATTCCTTAAAGTATTTTTGATATTCAAGATTTTCTTCAATATCTGCTCTAAAATAGAAAGAATTTTTCACAAATCCCGATTGAACCAATATTCGCGTGTTCTTATTCTTCACGTTGAAGATTGGGTTGACTTGTGTGTTGTCAAGGTCTTCGTGTAATTTTCTATAAATTGGCGCGCCTTGTGAATTTGTTTCGATCCTCAAAAAGTCAATTTTCAGTTTCTTTGAAAGTTCAACCGTTCGCGGGTAAGTATAATCAAGATTTTCTTTGCTGAATATCACGTCAATAATGTAAAAGCCTTGACCGATTATTTTGCCAACAACACAACAAAATGAATCCTTTCCTTCGTCGGCACTATCAACGTAAGCAAGAACACCTTCACCTTCTTCGCCTTCAATATCCTTCAACCTGAACCTTTTCATTTCTTCTTCAGGAAAAACAAGCCCTTCGGCCGGTCGCGGGTTCTGCAAATATTGGCGTTCAAATGTCACCGGGTCGTTCCTTCGAATCTTTTCAAGTTCTTCAAGCGTGTGTTTTTCGGGCCATAGTGCCGCCCCTTCTTCATCAATGCAAGGGAACGACAACAATTCCCATTCTTCCGGCTCAATGTCTAATAGGTAGCCGCAAAGGTCGCGCGGGTGAAGCCGTTGCATTATCACAATGATCGGTGTGTTTCTTGAATTGACACGGCTTCGAATAGTTGTTTCGAATTTCTTGTTGACCTTGTCACGTAATGTTTCTGAATCGGTGTCGTCGGGTTTGATTGGGTCGTCAATTATTATCGCGCCGCCGAACCGGGTCTGTGAATCAATTGAATCAAGTTCTTCTTCAAGACTGTCTTCAAGATCAACCGAACCCGCCCCGAAACCCGTCACTTGCCCCGAAGAACTTGTTGCGTATAGGCCGCCGCGTTGATCGGTTGTCCATTTCTTTTTTGCGGTTGCGTCTTTTCGAAGACGTACTTCAGGAAACATTTCTTGATATTGTTCAAGATCAATAATATCTTTTGTTTCTTCTGAATTCGTAAGGGCCAAAGAATCGGAAAAAGAAAGGTGAATGAATTTCGCCGAAGGATTCAACGCAAGGCCCCGCGCGATAAAGTGCTTAACGGCTAGTTCTGTTTTACCGTAACGCGGCGCAATGTTAATGATCAACCGATTACATTGTCCCGAATAAACTCGATCAAGGGCTTCACAAATTTCTTCATGGTGTCGGTTTACTCTGAACTTCTTGCCGTTCAAATGCTTGAAGAAGTAACGCGTGAAGAACAACGTTGACTTCAAACACTTTACTTTCGCGACCTTGATCTTGTTGATGTCTTCGTTCGTCATCGTGTTCACTTATCTTCTATTCCTTCGACCTTTTCAATTATCTCTTTCATTCCTCTTTATTTAGTTGTGTCCTTTAACCGCGTGACTCTCTCGGCTGGCTTGCATTTGTAGCCTTTTTCTACTTTCTTTTTCCATGCTCTTAATGTTCCTGAGTATTCCGTTACGCATGAGCCAAAACCAATTCTGTAAAAAGTATCGGTAAGTGTTTTCCCCTCAGGATCAACAATAACCCAACCGCTTTCTACCTCTTCCTTCTCTGTTTGGGGATTAATAAGCGCATTGTTTTTAAACCATTCAAATAGATTATGTGGATGCATATTTATTGTTTCCCCGTGGTCGTGAGTTATTCCATTCGTTACCTCTACCACATTGTCAACGCATTCGTCATAAAATTTATCTCTAAGAGTTTCTAAGCTGTCCTTCTCTTTTTGGTGGGCGTATTCTTCCATCATTGAGTAGACTGAACTAATATCATTCAACTCAATTGCTCTTTTAAGGTCATTCGCCCTCCTTGTTTTTTCAAAAAACTCTTCTGCTGTCTGTTTCATTGTATCTATAGTTATGGGTTAAGGAAATATTTCACCTTCTGATTCTTTATAAATCCCTTTAATCATTGTGATCACAAGAATAACAATATCAACGCCGAAGCCTATGAAGAAGGCAAGGCGGGCCGCGTATGGACTGAAGATAGCAATGAACGGCGACAATAAAACAGCCACGAACATAAAGAAGAACGTGACCGAAATGATTTTTTGAAGTGTGTTGATTCGTTTCATATCGTTAAAGATCAAATTCAAGTTGTTCGTCATGACCGCACCCTTCAAAATCTTCTTCTTGATTGTAGTCGTCGAAGTTGTACGGGTAGTCAAGCGGGTTGTTTTCAATTGGATTGTTCATGTGCTTCGTCTTTTAAAAGTCTTTCAAGTGTGTA